TCCAGCCGCCAGATCCGCCGCGACAGCCGTAGCCCGTCGCCGTACAGCCGCTCGCCGGCCGCCCTCAACACCGCCTCCAACTGCGGCTCGAAGAATGCCGTCCCCCCAAGCCAAATCTCCTCATTCAGCACCGCTCGCTGTGCGCCCCGCGCCTCCTGCAGCGTGCCGAAGTACCGGTCGTGCAGCACCGGCAGGCCGCCGAATGCGATGGCCACGGCCTCCCGTCGCGCCATCTCGAGGAGCGCCTGAAACCGCGTCATCCACGCTCGCCACACCTCCGCAGCCCGGTTCACCACCACGCTCAGGCCCAGCCCATCGAGCGCCCCGTTCTCCCCGCCTGCGTCGATCAGCGCCGTTCGCAACGCTCGGCCTGCATCGATCAGGTACCCGTGCACCTGGCCCGCCACATAGACCTGCAACCGCATCTCGGCACGGTGCAGTGCCGGCAACAACATCTCAACCGTCAGGTCCTGGACCGTCTCGGGTTCCGCCACTAGATCACGCCCCCGATCTCCGTCGTCCCGGCCCCCTCAGCGCCCAGCAGCACTGAGAGATCCACGCCCGCGATGAACATCTGCAGCACCTCCACGACCAGCGCCTGAGGCCAGCCCAACGCGCGCAGACGCAAGGCCGCATCCGCCAGCTTCGCCAGCGCCTCCGGCGTCAACGTCTGCTTCCGGTTCCACTGCACGTCGTACTCCAGATGCTCGGGCCAGATACCGTGCAACAGCCACTCCAACTCCAACAGCGGGCGCACCAACTGATCCGTCACCCACGCCTGCAGCACCGGCAGCGCCTCGTCGTACTGCTCCTTCTGCTTCTCCAGCACGTCCCGGTTCAGATCCTGCCCATAGCCCAACAGGCTCATCGGTGCCGGAGAGGCCAACCACCACGTCCGGATGTGGTGCTCCACGTCGTCGATCTCCGCCAGTCGCGCGTCCCCTTGCACCACTTCGATCTCCGTCGTGCCGAAGAAATCCGCCACCGCCGCCCACGGGTTATCCAGCGCCGCCTTGTTGATCTCCCGATAGGCCTTGATCACCTTCTCGTCCGTGCCCGCCGGGAACTTGTGGTTGTACTTCATCCCGGCCCGCGTCTTCCGCCGCACGGCGATGTCGCGTTCGCCCTCCACGATCCGCTTCCACGGCCCCGTCGCCGACGAGAACAAGGGCCGTCCGTAGCGCCGGTCCTCGTCGTGATCCCACCGCGCGTGGATGATCTGCCAGTCCGCGAACCAGATCGCGTCCTGGGGCGCCTCCGCGCCTCCCCAGAAGCTGTCCGCCCACCAATAGGCCTTCTCCGGATCGTCGAACCGGTCGAACTGATTCGATTGGCGATGCATCTCCAACGTCGGCTTGCGCGTGACCTCAGCGATCTCCATCTCCTGCGAAACCCCCACCTCCAAGAACGTGTCCCCATCCCGCAGCGTCAATCGCACCCAATCGTCCAACCGTGTGTCCAATTGCAGCCGCTTGGCCAACGCGTCACCGATCTCTGCCGCCCGCGGATCCCCCGGCGCGCTCACCGTAAACCCACCGCGCGTCATGTCGCGCGCGAGAGTCTGGATCACCTCCTTCGCCCGCGTGTCGGTGTCATACATCTCCCGGCACCGCTTCACGATCTCCACACGTTCCCGGTCCGCCGCAAACCGCGCCAGGGCCTCATTCGGACGCCGCGGCGCCGGCGTTTCATCCATCGTCGTATGGACGTCGTCGTCCGGACGCTGCCGCAACAGAGCTCGCACCCGATCAAAGATCGCCATACCGCCTCATTTCAGAAGGTTGTGGAGCATCCGCTCGAGACCGCCCAGATTGCCCTCGATGGTCGACATCACCACCGCATATCGTCCGCCGTGGGCCAACTCCAGATACTTGCCGTAATAGACGGTGTGTCCCAGCGCGATCACCAACCGGTCCTTGTCCCCGGAGACCGACGCAGTGTCGGACCCCGACTGCCTCGCCCCCGACGACACCTGTCCCACCACCGGGCGCAGCCCGAAACCGTCCACCGCGAAGAAGAGCCCGCTCCTCGCGTTGCCCGTCCGGTCCTGCCACGGGGCCCGCCCCCGCGCCTGATCCTGCATCTGCTGGCCCACGTACGCTGCCACGGCGTGGACCGCGATCAGGATCCGCTCCCCATACCGATCGACCTCTTTCGCCAGATGGCTCGGTGGCTTCACCCACTTGAAGTGCATCCCCATAGATCACTCCACGACCTCCGCTTCCGCTATCACCGCTGCCAGCCGGTTCGGTCGCACCAGCACGACCCGATAGAGCTCATCCCCCGCGTTGAAGCGGTCGTCCGGTCGGATGTCCAGGTCTTTACCGCCCACCACCACGACGCGCCCTCGGCTCTCCCGCATCTCACCGCTGCTGAGCTGGCGCCCATGAGCGTTGCCCGCCCGTGCGATCCGCACACTCTGAGCCTCCAGCGTCGTGGAACCGCGCCGAATACTGATGCTCGTCGCGTTCTCTGCCACGACCGCGGCCAGATCCGTGGCCGCCTGCGCGAAATCAAAGAGCGCCATCAGTACGTCGCCACCAGTCCCACCGGCCCGATCGCCCGCACCAACGCCATCTCATAGTCAGCTTCCGCCATCTTGGCCGCAGTCGTCAGGGCACTCGCGGCGCTCTCACGCTTCACACGCTCATCCCCGATCTGATACTCCACCATCTGCCCGACAATCGCTGCCGCACGCGCCTGAGCCCTCAGCACCAGGCTCTGCGCCTTCAGCATCAGGATCGAAACGTCATCGTCCGTCAGATCAGGATACTCGCCCTCGGTCAGTATGTGGCCCGCCGCATACCGCACCTGCCGTGTCACGCTGTACTGCGGTGTGGGGTGCAGCGTCAGGATTGCCCCGGCGATCGTCCAGTATTCACGCGGGTTCTGCGCCAGGGGCACCAACCCGGAGGGTGTGTGGATCACGCCCTCCGTCTCAGGCAGACCCACCAACGCGATCAGCCTCACGAAATCGGCGGGCAGTGCGTAATCGGCAACCCCACTCGTGACCTCGACCGTCGCTACCCGTTCCATCGGACGCCGTCGCGAGTAGTCACGCACCGCGTCCTTCACCGCCTGCTCATACTGTGCCGTCGTCGGCACGTCGTGTCGCACCGGTACGTCGACCGTCAGACGACTCACCAGCGAGGCCAGCGTGATGCTCACGCCTCACTCCCCATATCGTCCTTATCGGAGAGCTCTGGAGGCGTCGCCAGCGCGGCCCGGATCTCCTCCAGTGCCCGTGGCCCGATCCCCTGAAGCTCCAGCATCGACGCATCGCCGCGGCCATATGCATCGTGGAGCTGCCCTACCGTCGCCACCCCATTGGCGTCCAACGCGTCCAGCACCCGCGGGCTCAGTCCCAACGAGCTCACCGGATCCCGCCACCACGGCGCAGGCTCGGCGAAGATGATCGGTTCCTCCACGTCGTCCACGCGCACGAACACGAGGGGGTGACGATGCTTCAGATCGCTCCCCAGCACGTCATCCACCTCCAGCACCTCTCCCCGCAGTCGCAGCTTGTGGCCCACCACCACCCCGTCATCCGACACAACCCTCAGCTTCATCACCTCTCCACCTCGCTTGCGCGCTGCACGCGCACGTGTTGCCTAGTCGTTCCTGAACAGCGCCTGGATGGTCGGTGTCACCGTCCCCGAGGTCTCGATCTTGAACCGTAGATAGCGTCCGGCCAAGGGCATCCGCACGTAGTCAGTGCCGTCTGCGCTCATCACGATCCGGTACGTCGCCTCTGCCGGCGCGGAGACCGACGTCGTGGTCGTGGTGACACCATCCGTCTCCTGTGTCCACGTCTCTGCGATGTACGTATACGTAGCATCCGCCCAGTTCGCCGCGTCCACACTCAGTTGCGGCGTCACCGTGATCACGTCCGTCCCATTCACGTCTGCCGTCACAAACACGTCCACCGCGTGCCATAGCCAACTCTGGCTCACGTCCTGCCCGTACACTACCCGCGGCGACGCCGTATAGGTCGTCTCCGTGACCACCCCGCCCACGTAGAAGGTGTGAGGGCCACCCAGCCCGCGCACCGTACCCGGTTGCGGTTCTCCCGGATCGCTCGCTTGCACGGCGCCGACCAACGCCAGGACCATTATGCCCACCAGCCCCATCACGTGCAGCAATCGTTTGCTCTTCATCTTTCCTCTCTCCTCGTGATCTGCATCATCTCGGGGGCCGGGGCAGGCTGCCCCGACCCCCATTCGCCCATCGCACCTATCGGCTACGTGATGACGACGTAGGCGCCCTTCTCCGGCACCGGCGCTTCGGTCAGGTTGTATTCCTCGGCATAGTACTGATCTGCCGCGATCAGCTTGCTCGTCGCGGCGCTGACGTCATACGTCGGATACGGTCCCTTGAGCTGCATCGGCTGGAAGACCCGGTGCATCACCAGGTCGCGCGTCACCGCCAGGATGTACGCGTCGCTGAACTCGGTCGACTCGAAAGCCGGCAGGCCCTTCACTCGACCGATAAAGCCGTTGGCGTTCAGGATCGCGTCAGGGAAGCCGTCCCGCTTGAAACCGTCCCAGTTCGACACCCGGTCCCCATTCGTCGCCGACATCAGGATCCCCGTCGGCTCGTAATAGCGATTAGCTACCTTCACCTTAGCCAGACCGATGTACTTGATCAGATCGTCCAGATCGCCGGACGATGCAGTCCACGTGCCGCCGCTGTTGCTGGCCACCTGCAGCACCGCAGCCAGTGCCGCATACAGAATCCCCTGGTCCGTCTTGCGACGCACCTGCCGCACGAGGCTCGCCAGCGTGCGCGTCACAGCGTCGTAGCTCATCTGCGCCCGGCTGAAGACGATCGCTTCGTTGGAGATCTGCGTGGCCAGCCGATCCGCCAGGGCATCGACCGTGATGTAGCTGAGCTTCACCTTGCCCCGCTCGATCGCCGCCATCTCGCCCTTGCGGATGGCCGTGTAGGTGTAGGAGACCTTGAGCGCTTGCTCGTCGCTGATGTCACCGGTGAGCGCCATCAGACGCCCGTTGGCATAGTCGATCACGTAGTCCGAGCCCTCGACGTAGGTCGTATCCCCACCCGTGTTCTTGACCGCCACGCTGCCCGGGGTCACGCGCTTATAGTCAAGCGCCACCCAGTCGCCGCGATCAGCCGTCACGTCTTCGTTGGTCACGTCGACGCTGTAACCGGTCTCGCCCTCGTACGCCTCGAAGTACAGTCGGGTCGTCGCTTCGTTGATCATCTGCGCGTCGAAGATGCTCGTCGCCACCAGCTCGGGGAACGCCTCGGCCACCACCGCCCGCATCACGCTGTACGGCAAGCTCAGATCGCTCGCCTGCTCGGCTTCCTCGAACAGCCGGGCCTCAGCCTTGAGCTCGCGAGCGTAGACCTCATCAAACCGTCGCAGGTACTCCGCGGCAAAGCGCTCGTTCACGCTCTTCGGCTTGCGATGATCCCATTCCCGCGCCAGGTTCGACCGCACCAGGCTCTCCTGCAGCTGCCACGCAGCCGCCGCGTATGCCGGGATGCCGAGCTGCTCCTCGATCACCGGACCCAGGACCTGCACGCCCACGCCCTGGAAACCACGGCGCTCCAGCTGCATCGAGGCCACGATCGCGTCGTATTCCTTGCGCTTGGCCACGATCGCTGCCTTCGCTTCCTCGATGCTCTTCGCCCCGGCCGCCTTGACCGACTCA